GTTATGAAACATTGAATAAGTTTTTAGGTAAGTTACAGCAGCAATTAATAACTGTCGTTCTGAGTCCTTATGGTAGCGATAGATGGAGCACGGAGTCGTGACCGAGTGCGTTGAAGTCTACTACTGAAATAAGTTCAGAGAGGTGAGTTTCGATATTCTCACTGTAAACAAAAAGTAGGAAGCTTACCTGTTGTTTTAATGGATGAATTCAGCAGAAAATTAACAAACAGAGGAAACTCTGATACTACGAAAGACCTGAAATATGGTATAGTGTTGATAGAATATCAAATAGTGTCCGTTGAATATGGAATCGGTTTCAGTGGCGATTACTGAATAGGGTCGTGGAGATAACCAGGAGGCGACCAGAAAATAAGTTACGTTCTCCAATCATCCAGTTTTTTGAAGGAAATTTAATTATGAACACTTTTGTAAATGCCGTTGTTAACCAAGAAGCTCGTACCACTAACGGTATGAAGGCTTTAAAGTCCACTTCTAATGCAGTTGTGGATTTGTTCTACAATATCGGTGCCTCCCGTGGTAAAGATATCACTCCAGCTTTTGTTGCTGCGTTCGTTCAAGACCGTGCTTTAGCATTACGTGTTGCTGCATGGGTACGTGACGTTCGTGGTGGTGCTGGTGAACGTGAAACTTTCCGTAACATCCTTCGTTATTTGGAAAAAACTGATGTAGAAGCCTGTAAGGCTCTATTGGCTAAAGTGCCAGAATTAGGTCGTTGGGACGATATCTTCGTTTTCAACACTGATGTGATGAAGTCTCATGCATACACCATGTTAGGTGATGCGCTGCGTGAACGTAATGGTTTGGCAGCAAAGTGGACTCCACGCAAGGGTAAAGTTGCGGCAGAAATCCGTGCGTTCTTCGGAATGTCACCAAAGTTCTATCGTAAGTCCTTGGTTGAAATGACCAAGGTTGTTGAAACCCAAATGTGTGCAAAGGATTGGAACTCAATCAACTTTTCACACGTGCCTTCCGTAGCGGCATCCCGTTACAAAAAGGCTTTCAACCGCAACACTCCATTGTATGCACAATACGTTGCTGAATTAGTGAAGCCAGTGGCTGAACGTTCAGTTGAAGTAAAGGTAAACGCTTCGGCAGTTTTCCCTTACGATGTATTGAAGGGTCGTATCTCTACTGGATATGGTCGTTCAATGAATTGGGACAAGACCGAATTGGACTTGATCCAAGCACAATGGGACGCTTTGCCAAACTACGTTGGTGATGCAGACATTCTACCATTGGTTGACTCCTCTGGTTCTATGACCTGCGCTGCTGGCGGACATGGTTCAAAGTCTGGGTTGTCTTGTTTGGACGTTGCAATCTCTTTGGGATTGTACCTTGCTGACAAGAACACTGGTAAGTTCAAGGACACTTTCTTGACTTTCAGCCGTAACCCACAATTGGTTAACTTGAAGGGTAACATCAACCAAAAGATTGCCCAAATGAACACTGGCGAAGTGGCTAACACCAACTTGCACCGTGCATTTGACAAGATTTTGGAAGTTGCTCGTAAGGGTAATGTTGCACAAGACGAAATGCCTAAGGTATTGTTAATCTTGTCTGACATGCAATTCGACCAAGGTGTTGAATATGACGAAAGCGCAATCCAAATGATTGCACGTAAGTATGCAGAAGCAGGTTACGAAATGCCACGTGTGGTATTCTGGAACTTGAACGCTTCTTATGGAAACGCTCCAGTTAAGTTCAACAAGTCTGGTGTTGCAATGGTTTCTGGTTTCTCTCCAGCAGTGGTTAAGCCAATGCTTGCGGGTGATATCGAAACCTTCACTCCAGAAGCCGTGATGCTTAAAACCATCATGGACGACCGTTACAAAGTGTTGTAATGGTTTATGAGGATTCGAAAGAGTCCTCATTTTGAAATGTTAAGGCGTTGGTGGTGTGACGAACTATCAAGCACAGGCTTCCCACATGCTTGTGTTGTAGATAGTACATTTCAAAATGATGTATATATAGATGTATGCGGGATTAGTTTAATGGTAAAACAGTAGATTTCCAATCTCCGGTTAAGAGTTCGATTCTCTTATCCCGCTCCAAGTTTATGCGGCGAACGTAATAACGTCACGTGGATGCCCTCCCGTGACTACTGTGAGAATCAGTATCGCCGCTCCATTTTTATAGCAGTGTAGAGAAGAGGTCATCTCACCAGGTTCATACCCTCGGAGGTCGTTGGTTCGAATCCAGCCATTGCAACCATTTTATTAGGACATTATGATTAAACCATTAGCATCTAAAATTGCCGTGAAACGAATTGCAGCCGAGAAACAATCTGCTGGCGGTATCATCTTACAACGTACAGAAGAACCGGATCGTGGTGAAGTTATTGCTTTAGGTCCTAAAGTGACCGAAGTTGAAATTGGCGACCAAGTTCTTTTGAACTGGAATGGCGCAATGAAGGCTGAAGGTGAAACTTATGTTGTTGATATCGAACATGTAATCTTCATTTACGGAGACTAAGTATGGCGGCAACCAACGATATAACTGGTGACAGTATTCAGACCGGCACGGTCACAAAAGAATATCGAGAAGGTCACGAAATTATTTTTGGTAAAAAACCACCAAGAGTTCCTTATGTTTATGTTCCTCCTACCATACAGGAACTGGAAGACTCTAAGGCAGAAGATGAAGCCTTTGAAAACATAATCAAAAAATAAAATAGAACCCAACCTTGTGTTGGGTTTTTTTATGTGTTCCTATCCCACCATGCAACAGCAAGTGCGATAATCAAATACACTATTATGGTGATGGATGCCGATAGTAAGTTAATCAGAAATGATGCAAATACCAAACCATTAGTGTATAACCAATTTGAAATTTGTCGTAGCATTATCGTCCTATATACTTCTTCGGTAAAGATTCTATTCTTCTTTGTTCTTCGGTCTTTGGTATCCACTCTGTACCTAAATGTGGATACTTCTTGATTCTATCTTCAACTACCATCGCAAATGTTATGGTAATTGCAGCAACCATAACCAAAACACTTATTCCCCAAGCAATATCAATTCTCAATCTTTGGAGTTGTTTTCTTCTTCTGATTTTAGCTGCATGTTCAGACTTCATTTGTTTTGAAATTAGAACACGTTGAGTTTCACCCATGTGTTTCATCATTGCTTCAACTTCTGTATACAAAGCACCCAATTCTGGAGGACTTTGATACACCATCAGTTCACGTAAATCTATGGACATTTGTTCCAATTGTTTACGCATCAACACACGTTGTAAAGCACGTTTACCTAAACTAGCATCACCAGTATAAACTTCGGTTTCAGCACGGTGTTCTTCTTCATCGAATACTGCCATGCACTTATAGAAGTTGTCATAATATGTTCCAAGGTGTTCTCCAATCTCTTGATATACACCTAATTGTTCACCAGAATTGGCCTTCTTGTTGAGTTCAACAACCTCATTCTTTTGCTTAATGTAGGCGTTTTTCTGTTCTATGGTCGGAGGTTTTTCTGGAGGATGCAACTTTTTAAATTGCTCATCCATGTCCTTTAGGACGTCCTTCACCTCACCGGCGGCGCCTTTGATATCTTTGTAAAGTTTACAACCGGCCTTAACTGCATTTACTGCACCATTGGCCAGCGCAAATAATGTAAATGGATCCATGTTCTCAGGGAAATGATGTTGTCAAGACTGGTAAACAACGCACGAACCTATTGCAGGTTCAGACAAAATCATATATAATGTGTTATTATTTATATATTTTTATTGATTGGAATCAAATTATGAACATTATTGGCATCAAATTGGTCACAGGTGAAGAAATTATTGCAACCGTTGAACCCACCAAGACAGGCCAAGTACAAGTCTCCAACACAGTACACATCAAATTAATGCCACCACAAATCCAGGGTGGTCCTCCTTCTTTAGGTTTCGCACCATGGCCAGAATATGCGGAGGAAGGATCGACACTTCTTCTGGAACCTTTACACATTGTCTACACATATCCAGTTGACAAGGCGATTCTATCCGAATATAATTCAATGTTATCTAATAGCGATGAAAAAACATCCGCACCTCAAATCATTACAGGCTAATTAATGGATTTTTACACAAACGTTCAGACTTACGGTAGTTACATTCTCTACCGTGGTATCATGGATGGTAAACGTATCAAACAACGTGTTGAATACGAACCGTCACTTTACCTACCAACCAAAAAACAAACACAATACCGTTCTTTGGATGGCGTTCCACTTGAGCGCAAGAAGTTTGATACCATGCGTGAAGCACGTGACTTCTTTAAGAAGTATGACGGCATTCCTGGTGCACCTAAAATCTATGGTAACACCAGATACGAATATGCATTTATTTCAGACCAACATCCTGGTATGGTTGACTGGGACTTGGACAAGATTCTAGTTGCCAATATTGATATTGAAGTTGGTTCAGAAAATGGTTTCCCTGACCCATATCTGGCCAACGAACCAATTACTGCCATCGGTTTGAAAGAACTTGGTGGTCGTATGATTGTTTGGGGTTGCGGTGACTACGACAACTCCT